GACTGATATTTATGTACACCAAGCGCCAGAAAGTCAATATCGACGATACCCGTTTCATCTTTACCACCAACTTCAGCGGTGATCCCAGCCGTGATCGCTTTGGCTCGGACAAGCGCCGCGTCAACGTGGTGATCCCGACCATGGAGCTGGTGAATCACCTCATGGACCTCGGCGTGAAGGTTCGTCAGACCAATCCGAATCCTGAGCGTACCTACGACGAGCCGTTCGTTCCGACCTACTTCGTGCCGGTGACGATCAACATGGATTCCAAGTGGCCCCCGCATATCTACTGGGTCACCACTTCCGGCAAGCGCCTGCTCTGCAACACGGACACGATCAGCCAGCTGGACTTTATCCGGGTCAAGAACGTCTGTCTCCAGGCAAACCTTGTTGAGAAGCGGAATGCACCTGGCGAGTACAGCCTGTATGCAGATGTGATGTACGTTGAGCAGGATGCGGATGCTGATCCGTATGCAGAGCGCTATGCCCGGTTTGCAGCTCCTGAAGCAGACATGGCAGAGCCGAGCGACCACACCGAAATTCCGTTCTGAGGTGAAGCATATGAAGAAACTGTTTATCAGCGCACCGATGAAAGGGCGCACTGAAGCACAGATCCGAGCAACCATGGAGCAGATGCACCATATTGCTGAGGCTGTGTTTGGCGAGGAGCTGGAGGTAATCCAGACTTATATTTCTGATGATCCTCCGGCTGATGCGAATCAGGCAGTCTGGTACCTTGGTGAGAGCATCAAGAAGATGGCGGATGCAGACTACTTTATCGGGATTTACGATGAGGAGAAGGCGTTCCGTGGCTGTGCGATCGAAAACCTGGTTGCACGTTCGTACAATATCCCGAGCTACGTGATCAACTTTGGTTTTGTAGCCCCTGATGTTACGGAAGCTCGTGCAAAAGCCAACCGGAAGTACAACAGCTATTATTGATCATTGATATTTTTCGAGTGCCGGGTCAGTCCCTGGTCGAATGCCCAGTCGGTGAGTGCCCACGTCGCAAATGGCGGCTCTAAGGAAACAGCTCGATTTATATTTTTGATGTGCAATTTGGGAGGTTGACAGTATGAAAGTTCTGAGGGTTCGCCCAAAGCATTACCCTGAAGTGATCGACATTGACTGTTCTCTGGAATCGCTCCAGAAAGAGGTGGAAGGCCCGATTCAGGCTGTTTACCCGTGGGACGATGCGGTGGCATTGATTTGCAACGAAGAAGGAAAGCTGCATGATGATTGCATGGAGAAACTCAACCGGACGCTCGACGGCCCTTATGGTATTCCCATTGATATTATCGTTGGAACATTCCTGATTGTAGGCCTCACGGAGGATGATTTCGGTGAGCTTTTGCCGGAGTTCGTCGAGAAGTACGAGAAGATGTTCCATCAGCCGAGAAAGTTCGTCACCTATACGGATAGTGAAGGTAAAGCGCATCTCGACGTTGATTATTGTACACCTGAAGAATAAGCACATGAGAGCCCTGGAGAAATCTGGGGCTCTTTTATTTGAGTCATTAGCATGGGCTGTACGGTGGGTTCGATTCCCGCATGACTCGCAACCGGGCCAGAGAGCCTGATATTTGAACAACAGAAGGAGTAAGGATTATGAGCAGAGAAAAAGTAAAAGAGATTGTCGATTACATGGTTTCGGAGGGTACACAGAATACCAACTACGGCTGCTGGGCCTTTGATATTCCGGAACTGTGCGACAAGTTCGACCTTCCGCTGGAATGGTTCTATGAGCACAACGATGATATTTGCCGCGAACTCGACGAGCGTGATGAGGTTGCTGATTACGAGCAGAACTACGACTGGAACAACCATCCGCTGGATTACGACCTGGTTTACTACACGGACTTCTGTCATTTTGAGGAGGCGTGATATTTATGGGCGGACTTCGCAGAGTAGATAAGGCTTGCAAAAAATGCGGCGCTATGATGTATCAGGTTCCGTCAAAAAGATTGTACTGCGATAAATGTCGAGACACCATACCGCGTAACATGTCAAAGACGGAAGAAAAGCCTAAAAAGCTCACACTGTCAGAAATCATGCGCGAAGCAGATAAGGAGGGCTTGCAATATGCGTCCTACTGCAAAAAGCACGGACTTTACTAAGAAAAAAGAGCTCTGGAAGGTGTTCAGAAAGCACCGGAAAGAGCTCTTTGCTTATACCGTCAGAGGGGAGGGTGAAGATGAGGAAGAGGCGACAATCTCGCTTCTGGCCTACGAGAATCACTGCAAGAAAAGTGACATTTATGTGACGTTGGAAATGAGGTGAGCGACCTGATGGCAGGTGTAACGCTCTACGACTATCAATTGGATGCGATCAACCGTATGAAAATCGGCTGCATCTTATGCGGAGGCGTAGGAAGCGGAAAATCGAGAACGAGTTTGGCGTTCTATTACAAACTTTACGATGGGGAGGTGAACACGGAGAATTATGTACGCATGACAGAGCCCCCGGATCTTTACATCATCACGACTGCCCGGAAACGGGACACCGGAGAGTGGGACGAAGAACTGGCCCATTTCTATATGTCTACAGATCCAGAGCATGATATTTACGAGCACAAGGTCGTGGTGGATTCCTGGAACAATATCGGAAAATACGTTGGTGTAAAGAATGCGTTCTTTATATTTGACGAGCAGCGAGTCGTTGGAAAAGGCGCATGGGTGAAATCTTTCTACAAAATTACGCAAAATAACGAGTGGATTCTGCTCAGCGCCACCCCAGGGGACTGCTGGACGGATTATATCCCGGTGTTCATCGCCAATGGGTTCTATCGAAACAGAACGGACTTTAACAACCAGCACGTGGTATACAGCCAATTCTGTACGAAGTACCCGAAGATCGATCGGTATCTGAATACCCAGCGCTTGGTACGACTACGGGAACGGATTCTGGTTGACATGGACTTCGAGCGGCCGACGGTATCGCACCATGAGAATGTATTTGTGGATTACGACAAGGTGAAGTATCTGTCGATCTGCAAGAACCGGTGGAACCTCTGGGAGAACAAGCCAATCGAGACCGCCAGCGAGTTCTGCTATCTGCTACGGAAGTTGGTGAACGCTGATGCAAGCCGACAAGAAAAAGTGCTGGATATTTGTAAAGGCAGACCTAGGGTCATTATCTTCTATAATTTCGATTATGAGCTTGATATTCTGATGGGTCTGGACTATGGCAAGGACACCGAAGTTGCACAATGGAACGGGCACAAGCATCAGCCGCTTCCTGAAGGCGATAGCTGGGTGTATCTGGTGCAGTACAATGCCGGTGCTGAAGGCTGGAACTGCATCAAAACGGACACCATTATATTTTACAGCCAGAACTACTCATATAAGATCATGGAGCAAGCCTCGGGGCGTATCGACCGACTGAATACACCGTACAAGGATCTGTACTACTACCATCTGAAGAGTAGAAGTGGTATTGATCTTGCGATTTCGAGAGCCCTGAACTCGAAGAAGGCGTTTAACGAGAGGAAATTTTATGGAGCAGGTTAACTTTGAAGATGTATTTGCTGACCTGATTCATTCTTTTGAATCTGCGGCAGATAAAATAAAGAAAATCACAGATGAACTGGAGGACGAGGTTTATATGAGAATTGCAAATGACCGGAAAGCTGCCAATGGATTCCGTCCGAGCTATCCGAAATGCAAGATTCCTAAGACCGACATGCCTAACAAAGTTATGCAGGGGCGGATTCATAAACACTGCTAATAGAAAGGATTGATATTTGTGATCAAAGATTCTGGAGATCGCACCGAGTTTGAAACTGGTGCAAAGCGTGATATGCACGCAGGGAAGGGGCGCATGGACCTTCTGCCTTGGTATGGCATCATGGAAGTCAGCAAGCACTGCGAGGAGGGCGCACTGAAGTATGGTGAGCACAATGTAGACAAGGGTATTCCGCTGCATTCGCTGCTGGACAGCGCTTCTCGGCATCTGGCAAAGTACATGGTTGGCATGGACGATGAGGATCACCTGCGAGCTGCCTGTTGGAACCTGCTGTGGGCACTGAACCAGCGGGAGACGCACCCGGAGCTGGATGATAGGTTTGCGGTGAAGGTTGGGGAGGTTAAGAAAAAGAACTATCAAGTCCTTTGCCCCAATTGTGAGGCTACAATTATTAAAGAGAATGGCCAGATTTGTGATGGGGTAGCATTTCGAGTGGATGTTTCTGGAGAAAAACTTGAATTAAAGTGTAGTTTTTGCAACCATTCGGTGCTTGTTCCCATGAAAGATATTCTGGATGATAGGTTCTCCGTTAAGCAGGAGAAGACCGAGAAGAAACGTCCTTGGATATCGGTTGAGTGCACCAATTGCAATAAACGCCATCCTGTTGCCCCTGAGGTGTGGCTGTATGACATGGATGAAGTTCCTGCGAGCAGTAGAATTTTGAAATGCCCGTTTTGCAATGGGCATTGGGTACACAAATACATCGGTGACCTTGATGGATATGCAGATCCTGACGAGACACTCGTTGCCGTTAAATGCGGTGACTGTAATGCTCACTTTGAGATTCCTACATCTAACTGGAACAGTATGAAGGAGTGCACAATCCATAACGGTAAGGTTCTGGCACGTTGCCCTCGCTGCGGGAAGGACACTTTTATTTCGGAGGTGAAACCTGATGAATGACCGAATAAAAATTGTGTGCATGGACTGCGCTTGCAAACGCACAATCGCACTTCATAAATGGAATGAAGCTGAAAGGTATTCAAGGTACTATCCGAACATCCGCTATGCTAAGTGCAAGATTTGCAATGGATACACGATGCATAGATACGACGGAGGTAAACGCTGATGAATAACTGGATGCGCGAAGTGGACTATGCGACCTACTGCCCGAAGTGCAAGAACTTCAAGGTACTGAAGACGGACGAGCCCTGCAACGAGTGCCTGACGGAGTGTGCGCGGGAGGGTACGGTGAAGCCTCTGAAGTTTGAGGAGAAGACGCGAAAATAACAGACTCCTTTATGGAGAAATCCAAATACTGACTATAAAGGAGAAATATTTATGGCAAAGGTTTACACTATGGAAGAACTCGAAAGAGCACGAAAGAAAGCTCAAATTCGGGAGTGGTTCCAGGACAAAAAGGTAAAAGCACAGACTTGGTGTTATGAGCACAAAGAGCAGATTATTACTTATGGTCCGGTTGTTGTGGGCGGAATTGCAGCAGGAGCAAAAATGCTGTCGAAGCACGCGGCACTGGCCAAGGAGCAGAATCTGAAGGATTTGTACTGCTACGACAGAAGTTTGGGACATTACTGGAAATTGCGTCGGGAACTGACGAACGAAGAATGGCTGGAAATCGATAAGAGAAAGAAAAACGGTGAAAGACTGAGTGATATTCTCGATGATATGAGGGTATTGGACTGACTTCATTATGGAGCCGTGGAGAAATCTGCGGCTCTTTATTTTTATCATTGAAGGAGATGCTTGTATGCAACGCATGAACATCAAATGTTGCCATTGTGGGGACTGTACCCCATTTATCACAGAGGAGAACATTGAAATTATTCCTCAAGTTAATCTCACAAGAA